CTCCGTCACCCATTCCTCTTACAGCATCTGCTGTGAATACAAATTCATTGTTAGATAACATAGCAGGTATGTCATCTTCTTTTTCTTTTACACCAACCGGTGGAATAAATCCACCTGTTTCTCTAAGGTCTAATTCTGTAGCTCCTGCAGGATTTTCATTTAAAGGTAATCCCATGATGCCTGAAGCCTGAACCGCGTTTTGCTCTGGATCATTACCAAAAGCATAACCTATTCTACCACCATAAGCTGCGTTTTGAACTGGTATATTATTTTGAACAAACGTATCAATTTCAGTTTGATCTGCATCAGGATTTAATAATTTATATCCATTAGCTAATTGCATTTTTAAAGTCGCAATGTCTTTAACCTGTCCAGGTTCTACACCTGTTGCTGATAAAGCGCTTAATGCAGCTCCACCTAAACTTCCTATACCAAATACTTTAGCCATTTGACCAAACGTAGGTTTAGCTCCTTCGGCTACTCCAAGTCCTAATTTATCTATACCACCTTGTAATAATCCACTTGCAAAACCTGAACCTTTTAATCCTGCAAGTTTACCTCCAAACATAGTGCTACCTTGTGCAAAAGGACCAAGTCCTCCCGCATACATTCCACCGCCTATTAATAATGCAGCTTTACCTAAATCAGATTTAGCAAATTTTTTAACACCTTTAACGACTCCTTTAACACCCTTAGTTATTTTTTTAACAAAGCTGCCTAAGCCATACATTTGTCTTGATTGTTGCATACGTGATATTGTCATATTTATATAATTAAACTAGTTTAAGGCAGGTATGAAATTCCTGTAAATGCTATACTTTATTTGATTTTTTTGTCAACGTCAACACGTTTTGCAACATCTAATAGATCATAAAATCTACCACAATATTGGTGCTCTCCAACATGAGTAATATAGTCTAATGCATATATATACACTTTACCACCCATATTTGTCCATCTTTGACAAAAACCAAAATCTTCTCCAAAAAAACGTTTAGTCTCTATGTCATGTAATGTATCAAATAAATTGTAAAAATTCTCCTTTGCAGTCTCTTTACCATTAACTATAGTAGGTTGATATATTTTTAGTTCAGGGTGATGTTCTATCATTTTTTCTATAACCTTTCTTTTAATTAACATACATCCTGTGGGAGCGTGGCTAACCTCTATGACTCCATGATCCATATTGATATTTGTTTTATTATCTAGTTTTAATGGAAACAAATACCCCGCTCTAAGTAAGTCATCTTTTGTTTTTACTAAATCAGTATTTTTAAATTTTAACCACATTTTCTCCGTATCAATCATTTTCATAGGATAAGGACATGCAATAATATCTTTGTCCGCGCCTATCATTTTAAATATAGTCTTTGATTCAAAATCAATATCTGAATCAATAAATAGTAGATAATCATAATTATCTGCATGATTTAAAAATTCTGCTACACATAAATTTCTACCTTGTGTAACAAGTGATGATTTTAACAAACTAAAACTAACTAATATATTTTGTTTCATACATTCCATTTGAAATTTTAATACTGCTTGAGTGTAATGCATTGAAACTTCACTATGACATGGAGTGCAAACCATTATTTTAGCTATTGGTTTTTTTTCTAAATTTATTTCTATTGTTTCAGACTCTACTTTGTTATGTTCAATTGTTTGATACGTATCTTCATTGAACCAAATAGGTTTATTGTTTTGCATTTATTGCTCCTTGTAAAAATCTTGTCCAACTATTGCTTTTTACTTTCCAATCATAAAAATTATTAACAAATTTTTTCTGCATTTTTAAATGATTCTTGATGCCTGACTCATGTAGAGATAATGCAGCGATATCAATACTTTCTGCAAATTTTTTTGCTAAACTTCTATAATTATTAGAGTAAGGAACATACATTGGAAACTCAGAACCGGTTTCATATAAAGCACCTAAATTTGTTGTTATACAATAAAGACCTGCAGACATAGCTTCTAATAAAGATATACAAGAAGTTTCTTCCCAAATACTTGGGTACACAAACAATCTGTAATTTTTTATATGTTTTTTTATGTATTCATTTGATTTGTATCCAATGTAATTAACATTAGGTAATTGTCTAGCTTGATCATATAACTCGTGATAATAATGATCATTCTGATCGTAAAAAGATTTGCCATACACTTCAGTAGATGAATAAACATCTAGACTAATTAATGGGTTTTTAACAAGTTGCATAGCTCCAAGCAACACTGATAAACCTCTCCATGGAGTACAGTGATGTATTATTTTTACAGGCTTTCCTTTTTTATAATCTGTTTTTATAGGATCTACTTTTTCTACACCATTTTTTATAACTAAACATTTTTCTGTTGGTAGTTGAAATTGTTTTATAAATTGTTCAAAATTCCAATTTGAATTAAATACATACCAATCATACTTACTGTGATTTGATTTATCTTCAAACCATGGTTTTAAATTAGGTTGATCCCAAGAATTTTTTTGCCAAAGAATATTTATTTTATTTTTATGTAAGGGTATTTGTTCTGGAACAGATGTACATATTTGAACTTTATTTAAAAGTTTAGCATCAACATGCTTTCTTAAATATTCAAATTGTAACTCAGTCCCTCCTCTAGGGTTTTGATTCATTATCTTTTTTCATAACTTTCTGTAAAATTTCTAAACCTTTTGGAGAAACCTGCACGGTTACATCTTGCACAATATTCTCTCCTTCTTTCTTATCTTTAAAAACTTCACCTGTTTTTGTATTTCTGTATGTTACAACAGTTGTACAATTAATTTTTGTTATATCTTTATCCATTTTCTTGAGATCTATCTACCAGAAGATAACTAATTTGTCCAGTGATCTCGTTTGCTGCGCCTGCTTGAACTTTTAAAACGTCTCCTCCTTCTAAATTTAAAGGCCCTTTTAACATATTTTGTGTTTCTTTATTAAGCTCTCCATAAGCAATTTTAACATCTGATCCACCTGATTTTTTTAATACTAAATGCATATCTACATTACTTGCTGAATCATGAACAGCCTGAACTGTTCTTACAATAGCAATAGCGGACGTAGCTATACTTAATGTTGTTGTTAGATTTGTTGTAGTTAAATTAAATGTTTCGCTTTTGTAAAAATTAGCCACTTAAAAACCACTCCTTTGCACCTTCATCGTTTTTTAAATCTTCTTGAAAAGAAAAATTAAGTTGATTTTTTACAGTGTCTAACGCTTCTATAATTTGCCTTTGGTTAGAAACATCATACTCAGTTTTTGGCTCAGGTATATATACTGCTATTTTTGCCATTATCTTCTTCCATCTGGTTTTGCGTCAAGTCTTAGTGTACCATAACGCCATGTTTCACCCGTACTATCATTTTCTATTTTAACTGCAACAAGTCGACCTCTTGCACGTGTATCTACTTTATCAGTAGTTGAAGTTATTGTAAAGGGTCCTAAAGGTGAACTCGCTGCTGTATCACTTGGATAGTTATTTAATAGCAAAGTAATTTTTGAGTTACCTGTTAAAACTTTAAAATCAGGTATAAATCTTTTAATTGACATCATATAATCACCATCTCCTTTAAAATTTGGTGAAGTATTTGTCCCACCCATCATGCCTTTTCCAGCTGTAATATCAAAATCTCCAGATTTTATAAATGCATTAATAGAAGTAGTTCCTGATGAATTTATTTGATCAGTTCCTTTTTCATGTTCATAATAAGTTGTTGCTCCATATGTTGCAGTAACACCCTGTATAGGAAAAGTAGGTAAAGCATTTTTTATATATTCAGTTGCATATGGTAAATCATATACTCCTGTATCAATATAAGTTGTTCTTGCTAATGAAGATGTAGTCCAAAGATTTTCTGCGTAATTGTATGTAACACATCTATTTACTTGTTGTGAAGCTGATGTTGGATAAAACCAATTTATTTCGTTATATAAACTATTATGTTCAGCATATACTAACATACTAGAATTATAGTTAATACCTAAATTATCTCCATTTGTAGTAAATACAAAATCTTCTACAAAACATGGAATAGCTTTTACAGTACCATCAAATACAAAAAAACCACCTTCTCCTGACATCCAAAAAACTTTACCATCAGAATAACTCATTGCATTTTGTCCAATTAAACCGCAGTTAGTACCTACTTGTCTAATTGAAAATGTAAAAGGTGGACCAACATATTGTAAAACATATGCTGCTGTATCAGTTAAAACTAGAGTATAATCTTTACCAGACACTGCTCCTATTATTTCATTGCCTTGGTCTAGTCTAAATGTTCCTGCTGTATTTACAGCAGTTGGCTGATATTCGTTAAAATTTTCTTGATCAGAAAATCTAATAAACATTGGATCTTGAGTTGTTGTACTTCCTACAGTTGTTTCTGTTCCAAAATGAAAAACATGTCTATCTCTATCTGATACACTTGTTATTCTTGATTTAGTTGGAGCATTAGCCATTATAGTGGCTCTTTGATTTCTAGCACTAGCTGCTCCTGCATTCCATGTAAAAGTTTCTCCATTGTGAATAGTTGCAATTAATATTTGACCAAAGTTGTCTAACGACCATAGACCAGGATCTAATGTTATAGTAGATGAAATTGCAGATTGACCCCATGCGATATAATATTCTACAGTTGCACCTGAACTATGTGCTGATCTAGTTCCAGCTACAGCTCTTGTAATACCTGTTAAATTATTTCCAGATATTCCAGTATATGAAATATATTCTGCTCCTACTTTTATACTTCCAGTTGTTGGAAAATTAGCAGTAGAAGTTAATGTAATAATTGTACCACTTCCACCTGTACCAGAAGTGTTATCACTTAAAGATCCATTTAAGGTTGTCGTAAGGCCAGATGATCCTCCCCAAGCAGCTGTACCCCAACCAAGTCCAACTGTTTGAAATGTTGGTCCTACAACTACATAAGGATCAATTTGTGCAGCTCCTGTTCCTGATGTAGTACCTGCAGAGTTGGTAGGCATTGTAATTTGAAATGTGTTTGAAGCAGCATTTAATACTTCAAAAGAATTGTTTGTAAAATCAGTTGTTGCATAACCTGAACCTGTTGGAACTGTAACAGATGAAAAAGTTACATATCTTCCATTTTGTAATCCATGACTTGCTTTATTAACAGTAACTGTAGGAGATCCAGATGCTGCACTAAAATCAGCACCGGTTATCACATCATTATCTATTGGAGTAATATCAAAAAACTCTCCTTCGTAATATAAAAACAAACCTTGAGAAGTACCTAGCGCTACATATCTTTCACCTGTAAGACTGGTAAATGCATGTTGAGCACGAGCTACACCCGGTAGTGTAGTATTAGAATTTGTAAGCTGTGACCAACCCCCTATTTTTTCAGGTAATCCATATCTAAATCTAACAAAGTCGCCATCTACCCATTGAGATTCACCAGCTGAGTCTGTAATTTGTTTATTATACCCCGGTCTAAAATTAAGTTTTTGTAGCATAGTTAAAGTATATAGTATTTTAAATACATAGTAAATTCTATATTTTTAACCAACTATTTGGAGAAGGCAAGTTATGTTCTGATTTAACTCCCTCTTTCATAGTAATCATAATATCTCCAGATATAGATATACGTGGTTTTTCTTCCGTATTTTTACTTGTTTCATGAAACATCATAGATGGAAATATAATTACATTACCTGTTTCTGCTGGATATTCTGCATTCCCATAATTAGTATGATTCCATTCTGTAAAGTAAGGATCTCTTTTAGGTATATTCAATCCTACTTTATGTGCATCATCATCAAATAAAAAAAGATTTCCTTGTTTATAAGCTTGTGGATAATAAACAAAACTAAAATGACTACTCATGTGTCTGTGATAAGATATAAACTGATCTTTAACAGATAAAGTTGCCCAAGATTTTGTAATATAAGTTTCAAATAAATTTAAATTATATTTTTGTGCAGACAAACATTCTTGTATTACTTTTGATAATTCAATATATAATTGTTTAAATCTATTATCTCTATGTAGATTATCATCAATAGATTGTAATTCTTTTGGTTTTACATCCGTAGTTCGTGAGTATTGAGAATTAGTTGGAGTTATATCTTTTAATATTATAGGAATTATTTTTTTATTTATTTCTTCAAAGTTTTTTAACTTAGCTATATATACGGGATAACCGAACCAGTTGGTTATATTAATCGTAGTTTTATTTGTTTCCATTTAAAGTATCTTTCTGATCAAACCAAATATAACTATTTAGTTTGGATAAAAATTTATCCATGTCGTTATCTCTTACCACATAAGCTAATGTTTCGCTACAAAAATTTTTCATAGCCCAATATCTATGGTGGCCATCTAATAAATTATTGTCCTTATCAACAACTAAAGGACAAAGTAAACCGTATTTATTAATATTATTTTTTAATTTATCAACAAATTCTTGATTATTATTTATTTGACGAGGTTTTAAGTCTTTTATATTTACATGTTTGATAAGACTTTTAAATATAATTTTTTTAGGTTTTAAAAACACTAGAATACATTTAAAAATCTATATTTTATTTCTCCAGCTCCACCATCAGAAGCAGCAGGACCTCCTCCAGCATTTGATGATCCTCCACCACCACCAGATCCTCTTGTACCATCAGAGACACCTGGAGATCCACTTCCTCCAGCTATATTACCACTAAAAGAAGTACCTCCATCTCCTCCAGTAATTGCACAGTTATCTCCACCGCAATTTCCTCTTAATGTTCCATTAGCTCCATTACCAGAACTATTAAACGTACCAACTGGTCCAGATGTATTTGTATTTACATTTACAACTGCATCACTAGAATTTACAAAACTACCTGATGTAATAGACGTTCCAGAAATAGTAGCAGTCCCCGCAACTCCGTTAGTGTTTTGTCTAAGTGGACCTTGAACACCTCCATTTTGAGTTATAGTTGCTTTTGTTCCACCTGTTAAAGAAAAAATACTTCCTGTAGTAGATCCAGTTAAACTTGTAGTTCCTCCATCACTTCCTCCGCTATTACTATAGCCTCCATTGTTTTTAGTTCCCGCACCTCCTACTACATATGTCATAGTTTCTCCTGCGGATACATTAAAAATTTTATCTGATATAAAAGCACCTGAGCCTCCACCAGAACCAGCAGATTCTCCACCAGCTTTATCATAGTCTACACCTCTAAGACCACCACCTCCTCCACCAACTGCTGACTCTATATGAATTGCATTATATCCAGTTGGAATACTAAAAGTAGCAGTACCAGAAGTTACTGTTGCAAAACTCGAAGCAGACTTAGCACCGCTTGCCGAGCCTATAAATATAGTGTAATGGGTCATAGCTTTTTCCTATGATAATTGTCCGCCAGTAATTACAAATGTATTATTTCCTACACACAAAATTGTAGCTAAACCACGTGAGTTTAATGTTCTATCTGCATCAGCTCCTGTTTGTACCCAATACATGACTACACCAGAAGTTCTAGTTATGGATATACTACTAGATGCATGATTATTAAAAATTGAAATTGATTTTCCTGCATCAGAGTTTGTAAATACACCTACGGGAAGAATTATATTAGAATCCGTACGAATAAATTTACCATGATCAGCAAGAGTTAATGTATAAGATGCTGATTTATCTAAACGAGGAACAGTTCTTATTTCACCTTTTTGATCAACTACATTTCCTGCAGTTGTTGTAATATTATTTGCTGCCGTAACATTATCGCTTATAGTAATACCACTAACATTTGTGTCATTAGTTACTGTAAGATTAGTAGCATGAATACTAGTTGTAGTTACTCCTGATGTAATTGTACTAGCTATTGATGTAATTCCTTCTTCAATATTAGTTCCATCAGAATATAAAATTTTCTTTCCTTTGTCTGTTGCAGACCAGGTAATTCCTGTTCCCGAACTTGTTTTAC